AGGGCTTCATTGTTTGATTGAGTTGCAGTCTTCACCACCTGGTTTTCCTCAAGCAGCTTAGCACCCAATGAGGCCATGTATTTCTCTTTGGCTTCCATGGCTGACTTAGCCAAAGTGCGCTCGTCAGGCTGAACGAAATCAAACTTTCCACCTACGGGCAGCATCAGAACATTTCCCGAACCCAGTCGAACCCCTTTTTCTTGCAACCAGTCTCGCCATTCAGAATCCAGTTCGGTCATGACCGGCTGAACCTGCCCTGCATAAAACACACTGTTCTCATACTCCGCAGAGTTGTGATAATGAGCAATGTTCATCAGCGCTAAAGATTCAAGCGGAATATTGTCCATTGCCCAATCATTCGAGAATGAACCGAGCGGTTGAAACGGGATTTCATTCCATCTTTGCTTGTTGGCTTGAGTGGGATAATAAGGCTCAGTATCTGCTGCCAGATTACCTGTACGATCTGAATAAGTTTGCACACTATATTCATTGTTCTCGTCCAGACGCAGTACTCGGTAAACCTTGATCTCTTTAAGACTAAATTCATTCAGCGGATCAACAACAGTATCTTTCTCGGCTAAAACCACTAAAGACGTTTTATAGAGCGAACCAACACGTTTTACACGCCAGTTCAGGATATTTTCAGCCTTGTAGTAAATTACCGTTGGGCGAATACCCAGCTTCTCCACATCTGCCAGTGAAGTGCTGCGCTCAGTCTTGGGATAGTCCACAAAGAAACCGCCACGGCCTTTTTTAAGTAATCCTTCCAGTGCAGTCTGATTCAACTGAAACAGGGATTTGCCTGATCCATCTGCATTACTTGCCAAGAAGTCCATGCCATCTGGATCAAATGCTGGATCTTCAGCAAATGCAATCCCGATCAGTTTTTGTAGCGTATCTTTGGTGACTTCAAAAAAAACAGCCCGGTTCAAATAAGCATCATACCGGGCATTGTTTTCAAGCGTATCATCACTCGCATTGGGCTTAGGGAGATAGTTTTCCCGACTCTGCTTCATTGCGTAGGCCCCAGCACAAACATCTTCAACCGTTTTCCAGCGCTTCTCGATGTCTGCATAGTCTTTATGTTTTGTATCTACTGACATTAGTAAGTCGTCCGTAAGTTGATTGTTCGTGCATTTGGCTTCACGATCGGGAATCGCTTCGCAATGAAATAACCACCTGCATCATTTACATGGTCAAATCCGCCTTCTTTATCTGGCATACCATTCTTGTCATAAGCCTGCTGTTCCAAGGCATCCGTATATTCAGGGCATTTATCCGTATTGACCAGCAATGATCGCTCGCCTTTGCCATTACAAATTTGAGCATTCATGGCATTGATCCGGTCTTTAATACTCGGATTAGTCGAATCCACTACAATTTCAAAACCTGCCGCTTTTAGAATGGAGTGATCAGAAACACTCGCGCCTTTTGATGATGTTGACTGACCGGCAGCATCCGGATAAATCTTGATTTTATGGTTAGGGAACCGTTCCTTAATTAGCTCAGCCATTGCTGGTGTATCTCTAACCTTTGTCAGCTCATCCAGCGCCATAGGACGGCCATCGCGTATTACGTACACCACAGCTGCCATTTTCAGAACGTTAAAGTCCATACCAATGTGTAGTGGCTCATTCGGTTGAACAACCTCACCAGTGTGATTTTTCTTGCGGTCAAAGTCTGGATATACCCCGCCAGATGACAAGTTGACAAATAGACCTTCAAGATAAGCATTCAACAATTGAGGCGGATACGATTCTCTCAGGCCTTCAATATAGCTTTCGGGTAGGTACGGATTAGAAGCCGTAGGAGCACGGTATAATACATATTTACCACCGCCTCTTTTTTGCCATCGGTCATAACAGAATCTAAAGCCTTCAGGCGTGGTTCCAACTGCTGCCGTGTTAGCTTTACCATCGGGTTTTCTTTGTCGGCATCGAGCAATAACCTTATTCCATGCATTTTTCGCATGTTCTGTTTTAAGCGTATCTAACTCATCAATTACAGCATCAGCAATTTCAAAGCCAACAATCGAGTCAGGATTATCCATTGAACGTAGAATAATCTGGCCATAACCTGCGATAGTGAAGGTCTTTTCAGATTTATTGAGTTTAAAACTCAAGCCACATTCATTGAGTAATTCACTGATGCGCGGAAAAGCAATGAGTCGGATCAGGTCATGGGTCGGTGCAAAATAGCCCTGATTCAGCTTTGGGTAAGCCAGCTTCTGAATTAACAATCGCTTGAATAAACTTTCTGATTTTCCTGCTCCAAACCCACCCACAAATAATGGATATTGAGCATCACTAAAAACAAAGTCATCCTGTGGCTCAGTCAGTGTTAGATTTATCTCCATTTGACTTGCCCACCCTTACTACCTTGATTATCACTTCATTGTCTTGCCCTGCACCTAAGTCCTTTTTAAGCTTTTCAAGTTCAAGCCGTTTAATCTCAAGCTCTATCTGTTCTTTTTCAGACATTCCACCTGATCTACTGCACTTGTCTGATTGGATTAGACCCTGAGCTTGTTTGAGCACATTCTGGCGCATGACTTTATTCTTGCCCCATTCCTCATACATTTTTTGGAGCTCTTTAAAGTGAAAGGCCCGATTAGCGATAGGTATATCTTCAACCTTTTTCTTAAAATCTTTTCTGGTGCGTTCGAATAAGGTGACAAGCTTTTTACTTAAGTTTCGACCTGCAAGTTTGGTTGGGTCATAGTTCTCACACTGCCGACGATCAATAACAATTCCAAATCTTTCCTTGACAGCATCGGCTACCTCTTGTGGTGTTTCAAAGCAAGCAAGCGACTGTACTATAAAGATTTTTACTGGCTCTTTAAGTGCCGCCATACCTACCTCTTTGTCATTCTGTACCTACATCAGCAGGCACATTAAGCCAACTTCAGTAGACATGTTCCACATGATTGAGCAATGTGTGCTCTTGAAACAGTTGGTCCATTATTTGCCAACTCCACCATTTTTTGAACATCTGCTGATGCGCCATACCGCTCAACCACCCCATGAAATTCTTCAACATCATGGCCACGTAAATAAAGTCTAGGCAGTCCGGTTGATGCACTCCATAAGAGTTCACCACTTTCCTCGTCTTTTTCTTGCCCAATATGATAAAGCTCATGTTCAACCAAGGCGCAGAAGTCCGTATCATTCATGACCTGACAGGCACGAGCATCTAACGTAATAAGATATTTAGGTATGTCGCCAAACCAATCCATTAGCTGCATTTCCTGTCGAGCCTTACGCCACCCACCTGCATTGATCATGACGCGCTCAGTTTGACCCAATACCTTACGGCCTTTTGACTTACACGTTGAATAAGCCCATAAAAAGGATATTTCCGGCGGATCAAAACTATTGAGATGATCATGATCCACGTTGTATAGCTCGGACCAATCTGACAAAAAGGTTTCTTTTATCCAGGGCCATAAATCATTGTTTGCTGGTTCAAAGTAAAGCAGACCACCAGATTCCAGATATTCTTCATCATCTGCATAGGGATTATCCTGCTCTGGCGGATAGGGCCTTTTCATAAATTGACCTCAACTATCAAGTATTGACCGAATATTCTTCACCCGTTCCTTCAATACAATGATCTTCTGATCAACCATGATCATTTCACTTCGAGTCATCATTGAGCGTGACAGGTTTTGATATTTCGATATTTCTTCGGTCAGGGTGCGAAGGTTTTGCTGTACTTCCTGTGTGTTCATAGTCAGCCACCCATTAGCGTCGCCAATACACCAGCAACTACAATCACTGCCAGTACAAGCACAATTGCAATCAAATGGACGGCACTTTTACCAGATTCGTCTGTATGCCAGTCTTGCTCAACAAAGCGACTCTCGTCTAAATCGGATTTTAGCGGATTATGTACTGGGACCATCTTGGCTTGTCGCTTGGTATGCTGTGTTGCACGCTGACGCTTAATTTTCTTTTGTTTCCGGTTCATGTTCTATGCCTTCTTCTTTTAGCTCTTCTACTAAGACGCATTTATAGACTTTCTTGCCCACAAAGAATCCACCTAGACGTTCACACTCTGCGGCTACTTGTATGTGTGTATAGGCATGGCACAAAGACCAAGCCACAATAAAACCCAGCAGGAATTGCCACATAACCTTTACCCAAAAAGAAACCCTCCGAAGAGGGCTTAATTCAAACAAAAAAGAGCGCCGAAGCGCCCTGTTAATACCTATGTCCTGAAGTAGCTTTAAACTGACCTACAGATACTTTTCTCAAATTACTTCGCTTAAATAAGGCTGTTTGCCTTATTTCATCAACAAACCACACACAGGTAATGTCGTCACCATTCATGCTTTCTACAGTCATTGCAGGTCCACCAGAATGCAGCCTAACCACATCACTTACATTAACATCACGCATCTCATTACTCCATTTAGCAATATGCATAACTAAAAGTTATAGGTTATTACCAAAGAAGTAAAGAGGTTTTTTATAATAAGTTATTGATTATATATGCTTTAATATCAATCCACACTTCCTGCATTCTTTCACCCTGAACACATCATTCTCAAACTCCCAACGATGGAAGCAGAATATCTGGCGTATGTATCGGAGCATTCCTTTTCTCCTTATCAGAATTAAAAAGGGCATGGCAAATTGCTACACCCTGCCTTAGATTACGATATTGACCAGCTCGGCAACTGATCTACCGCTACTTAACACTACTGACTTCTCAAAGTTAGCTATTGATTAGATTTTGTGTCTTTCGTTCGCGTATTATTCGGGGAATCACCCCAACTGATGGCTCTGTGGCTAACTCAGTACGTGACGAAATCGCACTGGATTCAAACCGATTTATACGGCTGGTTTCTGCATCCCACCGTTTGCGCTGATAGCTGAGTAAGTTAATACACAGCGTCACAAATCCGAATTACCTAATGGCTGACGTTATTTCATAAGATCACCAATGAGCCAGGTTAAGAATTTTCAGACACAAAAAAAGCCCACCATTTGGCGAGCTTCTTGAGATTGGTCTCGGTTGAACCGTAATACGACCAGTATATAAAAACTATACTCTTGTTTCCGCAATAATGGAATACCTATGCTTTCATATCCTTGTAAGTATTTTTTTTATACGCCTCGACTGCTTTGCTGGCCTCATCAATTGCTGATTCAATTGCCATGGTCATTAGGTTTTCATAAGGCTTCCAAGTCTTGCGATAGCACTCTGTACTCATCTGATAGCTTTTAAGCCCTGCATAAGCCAAGCGGCCTTTAGCTGTGTAATTATCTTCTTGCTCTGGATCTAATGCGAAATCTAAAACCATACGAGCAATAAGCCATGCCAAATGATAAATAGCAACATGTTCCGGCTCGCGCTTTTTATCTACTGTAGCATTGTGAACCATGATCTTTGCCAGATGATTGCGAACATATTCATAATCACTTTCTGACTTGCCTTCAAATATGATTAGTGCTGTAACCGATTTTGCTAACTGGGTTTCCATTGAAGCAATAGCACCCAAGCGGTCTTGATAGTTCAATGGTTTCTCTCCTGTTCCGCGAACCACTGGCTCAATACTTGGTGAACTCGCAGTAATACCATGAGTCAACCATTCAAAATTCTTAAACTTCTCAACTGCTATTGCTTCCATCCCATTCCCCTTATACCTTCAACTTTTCAACCTGAATTACCAGCTTCCCGCCTTTGAATACTGGCAACCGCTTAACTGTCAGTTCATCCACCTGACTGTCATCCTGAATCAGTCCAGCTTTTGACAGTGCATCAAAGCAAGGCTTCACGATGTTATCGATGTCTCTTACTTTCGCATCAGGTGGCGCGTATTCGATCTTTACCTTGACCCGACCCAAATACCCTGCTGGCTCGATAAAACGCTTCATAACGTCAATAAAGTGGATTGCACGCTTACTGAGTCGGTTAGTCTTGTTCTTACCTCGAATCCAGTAGTGATTGACTGTCGGCGGAGTGATTAAAACTTCACACCAGAGCAGTTCATTGTTTATCGGTCCAAAGCCCTGGCCTTCGACCAGATGGGCCGGCACTTTCGGTACCGGATCTGGATTGGTTGTACGCTTCCCCGACTTGGTTTTCACACCAAATCGAGGGCCTAGTCCGGCTTTACGCGCTTGTGCTGTGGTAATGCGGAGGTTAGTCATTGGCACCTCGTAACTTCGTTAATAGCACCAACATCATTGAAGTTATACTTTTGTGCTAAGCGACTAATAACTTCTCTTCTGGTTAATGGTTTCTCAGTCTTTATATCAACCGTGTACCAAGATAGGCCTAAGCGAACTCTCGCTTCGTATCTACATGAGGCGTTTGCTTGTATTGAAACCAGAAGCAAAAGTGCAATTACTATATTTTTCATGACTCACCCCGCAATGTCACAACCCTTTCGTAGGAGCGGTTTAGATTCTCCTCTACCGACATTCCTTGCTGAAATCCAATTTCTAAAATTTTAATTTGATGTGAAAAATCAAAATGGCCTTTACTGAAGAATCTCTCAACCAATTCGAGCACAGCAACCAGATGGTTTTTTGTGTCGGAGTTGTAGAGTGCTTCTACTTTTTTAAAATCACTTAAAAATTTAAAATGCTGCTTATCAGCTTCTCGAAAACCCACGCCGATATTTAGCCACTCCCTTGTCACAAGATCAGGACACCACTGCACAATTTGCCAAGTTCCTTTAATCATGCCCACCTCGCAGAAACTCCCTACACTGTCCGCACTTAATGCAGTTCCGTACCGAACCATCTACTGTTGCATCAACCCAGCAGTGCTCACACTTCCGGCGTTCAGCTTCGAGAATGGCAGTTGGTACGCCTCGGCTTGCCTCATTCGCTCTCTGGTGAAAATCCTTTGCAATCGCCCAAGCTTGGCTAATCTTCTCTGGGTCAACAGATGAAACCCCTACTCGTGACACTTCACGAGCAATGAGTTCGAATGCCATATCCTCAATTGACTTCATGGCATGCCTCCACGTCTGCGATGGCTTGGGCTAACTGAGTCATATTGCGGCCATTCGCCTCTTGGTTAATTACAGCGTCCATTGCTTTTTCTAGCCCACCCATGTGATTAACAAGCTCATGACTCTCAACAAGGCGTTTTAGATCATCAAGAAGAATAGTGAAATACGGGTCATTAGTTGTATCAACCCCATTCACAAGTCTAGTGGTAGCGAACCACCCAAACTTCTTCACAAACTCAGTCGCTTTCATAATTCCCTCTCGGCTCACGTTGTCATGCTTAGTCATGCGGTGGCTCCCCAGCTAATCATCTTGCCTAGCAGTACCGCTGCTGGATTTCTCTGCTCAACTACCGCAGTACAACGAGCAATCGCAACCGCTTTAACCGCTTTATAAGAATCATCAAATTCAGCATCCAGATCCTTGAGCCAGTTTTTAGTTACGCCAATCCATCGCTTCTTAATTCCACCTTCTTCGAGCCTGATGTGTTTTGCACCGTTCAATACCTCATCCATGCTCATCGGCTTGTTAAAGACCCATTCCATTTCATACTCATGAGTAGAGCCATCATCACCTTGTAGCGTGGTTTGAATGGTCAGTGTCCAGATCTGTTTCTTATCCACCTGGCGGTTCAGATAAAGCGGGAAGAAATTGCCTTTGTACGTTGCAATCAG